ACCTTCTCACTCAATTGCTTTAGAGCAGTTTTTAGAGCAACTACTTGAGGTTCATCATATTCAGAAATCTCAAGCATCTCTTCAGGAAGTTGAGCAGGTTGACCTGCTGCTTCCTTACTATCACGAGATGCCATCCCTTCCTGCTGTTGATGTCTCTGTAGATACTCTACGGCTTCTTCTAAAGCTTTCATCCGAGAAGAAACAGCTTCCCTTTCTTTGGCAACTTCATCCATTGCCTGATAAAATCTTAATCCTTTCTGAAGAAGTGCTTTTAATTCTTCTTCAGTAAAGTCTTCAATCTTTACTTCTAATCCTTTTGACTTGAGAGTTTCGTCTTTATTTATAGCACTAAGAATACCCTCAAGTTCTTTCTTAACTTCTCTTTTTTGTTTTTCTTCTGCTTCTTTCGTTTCTTCTTTTTTTTCTACTTTTTCCTCTACATTTTTTTCTTTTACTTCCTGCTCTTTTTCATCTTCAAACTCTTCTTCTGCTAATATCTCTTCACCAAGTTTAGAAAAATCAATGTCAGGAAAATCGTCTTCTGTTAAAGAATCAAAATCTTTGTCTTCAACTTCTTCATTTTCTTCAGTTTCGTTTTCAATTTCTTCTTTAATCAATTCTTTAGGCATAATTAATACTCCTCACTTTCAGTGCTTCCTTCAATACCAGGAGCGGCTTGCCCAGGAACTGGGGGCTGACCTGGTATTTCTTCAGAAGTTGGCTGTTGAGACGGAGCAGACTGTCCTTCTTGCTGCGTAGGCAGTTGAGGCATGGCCTGCTGCTGTTGCTGTGCAGCCTGTAATTTTTGTAAGTGAGCTTGAATATGTAGTTCAAGCACACTCTGTTGTAAAGAATTATATTTTTCAAATTTAGAAGATAACCTATCTCTCAAATGAATTTTCAAATGAGTAGTGTCGTCATCCAATATATAAATCATTTTAAGAGCATCTTGTTCAGTAAGAATTAAACCAGCTTCAATTTTTTGGTTTTCTTCAGAAGCTCTTTTTTCATGAACAAGCTCATCTTCATAAACTCTTTTTGCATCACTAAATTCCAGCAATTCAAGAATTGTTTTTGGGTCTTGTATTAATCCCATTTGAGCAATTCTAATAATCCATTCTGTTCTCAACGCCCTACTTTTAGGCAAGCTTACATTAGTTGAAACAAAGACATCAGTATTGTCTCTTAAATCAGCACTTCTAAATGGCAGCACTGCGTCTTCTTTATCTCTTCCAACCATCTTTAAAATACGAGGTTCATTATAATTGTCCTGCACTAATTTTAGCAAATAACTCCAGGCGGGAGAGAAAACACTTTCATCTGCTTCTTTGATTAATGGGTCAATTAAACTATCGTCCTGTTCAAGAAGTAAATTAACCAGTGTCCCAGAAGCATGAGAAGCTCTTTCTGGTAATCTTCCAAAACTTACTTCATGAACACCAGAAACATTCTCCATTTCTCTTTCTAATTCCTGTTTAAATGCCATAGCTTCAGGAGAAGTAGTGTCAAGTTTTAGTTGAGTAGGATTGCCATATTGAGGATTATAATCAATAGCCACAACAGAACCATCATCAAAGATTTGCTTTTTATTTAGTAATGAGCCTAATGGTGTCATTACTTTAATCTTTGATGCTCTTTCAATAGTAGAACTTAAATTACTTACAAACCTGTTATATTCTTTTTGAATTGGCAATAAATCCTTAAAAATGCTTGAATTCAAAGTAATTCCTTTTTCATGAAGTTCAAAAGGAATCAACCTATCTTCATAAGTAAAAAACGGAATTATATTATCAACATTAATTCCATAATCCAATACTTGTCCACCACCAACTATTATAAAAATATTCGGTGTCCATAACTCATATCTAAAACAACTATTTTCTTTTTGTGAAGACTCAATTCCACCAACTCCCAGTAAATCTGTCTCATCTCTGGTTATATCAAATGGTTGAGCATATAAAATATCAAGCGATGTGTCTTCTTCTTGCGATAATGTCTCTACATCAACATTATAAGCTTCTGCTAATTTATCTCTATCAACAATTTCTCCGAATAGAAACCATCTCCATTTTTCAGGAGAAGAAAATAATGGGTCATGTCTGTAATTGAATGGAGAAATAACTTCCATTCCAACTTCACCAGGAGCTTTTACAACTTCAAGTTTATATTCTCCAGTTTCTTTATCAATAACTCTTTCATAAGAAACAATGCCTTCTTGAGTTTCATCCCAAAATACTCTTATACAAGACCGCCCTAAAGTTAATAACCAGGAAAAGAAGTCTTTTCTTATTCTTTGAAATTTAATTTTATTGCTTAATGCTTCAAGCAATTGGTCTCCAAGTTTAGCAGCACTTATGTCTTCATATTCTCTGGTATTAGGAACAACACCAAGCTCTGGAATAGTTGTTTTAATTTTAGCCAGCATTTGGCGTAGAATTGGTTTTAATCGGTTAACAGTAATTTTTCTTTTGATATAAGGAACTGGTTGAAGTTCTCTTTTAACAGTGTTATAATCAATATACTGATAACCAGCTATCCAAGCTAAAATCTTTTTCCATTTAGGAAAATTATAAACTACATCTGGATGATTTTTCCAATAGTCATCAACTTTATTAACTACAAAAGCCTTATCGTCATCCGACAATTCTTTTCCAGCAAGAATTCTATTTTCTATTTCTATAAAATTTTCAGCCATTTTCTTCTTCTCCAATTATCTTTTCTTCTGTTAAAAATTCTGGCGTCCAATCTTCTTCAAACTGCTTAAGCATTTTTTCCACACTATTATCTAACTTCTTTTGAGAATTAATTTCAGATTTAATTTCGTTTGTGGGAAAACTATTAGACATTTTTAATGCTGTAATCTTTTCTACTAAAATCTTTTTTTCTTTATAGTTTATTATTTGTAAAATAACGAGAACAATTAAAAGAGAAAAAGTTAAATATATCATTAGTCTATTTCTCCTAATAAATTAGATTGACTTCCAGTTTCCCCTACCATCTGTTCCCAGTATTCTTTTTCTAATTCTTCTTGAGTTTTATGCCTATCATCTAATATTTTTTGCTGTGGCACATTCTCTGGAAAAACAACAACATCAAGAATATAAGCTAAAGCATCAGCAATATCATCATGAATAGTTTTTCCAAAACGCAGTAATTCATCAATCAATGCATCCATTCCAGTTGGAGCAAATAAAAGATTTCCAGACTCAACCCAGCCTTGTAAATTTCTTACTCGTAATTCTTTTGGTCTATTTTTATGCTTTAATGGAATTAAAATATTGGAGATAGATGAACAATACTGATGACTTCCAGCAGCTACTCTACCCATTCTAATCATTTGTGGAGCTAAAAAATTTACTAAATCTCTATAAATTTCAAACTTACCTTCTTCAATACCTATCATCATTGGTTGATAATAAGACGCTAATTCAATTAGCCATTCAACAATTTTCATATCAGATAATTTTCTTCTTTGAGCAAGTATAACATAAAGTTTCTTATCGCTTCCAGCATCAACTACGACCAGCCCAGAATTATCACTACCTTCTGTTTCTTTACCAGCAGGGTCAAGAAGCATAAAAGTTAATTTAGCCTCCGGCAATTCTCCTCTTCTCCAATGCTGTATCCAATTCTGCTTAATAAAATTTTGCTGCATAGCAAATGGGTCATTAAGCATTTGCCCATCAAAAAATTCTGCCTGCTCTTTTTTTATCTTGTGTAGCTTTTCTTCAGGAAAAAGAGTAGGAAATGTTGAGCCTTTTTCATTTATAGGGTCTTGCCAGCAACCATATCGCAAATAATGATACTCGTCTTTATGAATTTCAGTAAACGGATTTTTTCTGTGTTCCTTAAAAGCAGCCTCATCTAATCCAAGAAATTCTTTAAGCATATATCCGTATAAATCATCAGCGAACCAACGAGTGCCAAGAGATACTTCCAGCCCTTTGGATTCAAGTAATGAACGAGCCAGTTTCCACCAATCAATTACTTTTGCAATCTGTTCTTTTGTTCCTGAATTTTCTCTATTTACCAAGTCATCATTTATCATTAAGCTATAATGTTTTGATACCAGGTTTCCTTCAACAGACCCAGTTTCAACTAAAGTCTGTCCAATCTTTATTTCATTCATTGTCCAGCGTTCAGCTTCTTTATCTGGCTCTCTTGGTATTTCAGGAAATAGAGAACGCAATAACTCATTATACTGAAAATTATACTTTATTTTATTCAAAAACATTTGAGCATTGGTAAAAGTTGCGTTTGAGATTAGAACGGTGTCTCCAGATTTATTAACCAAGTTTCTCAAAATTCGCTGAATAGTGTATCCTATCGTAATTATATATGTCTTAACCCAACCTCTTGGACATAAGATTAAAAGCCTTTGTTCTGGTTTAGCGTTCTCTTGAACAAAGGTAGTTATGTGCTTATGTGTTGGTTTATATAAATCTTTATAGCCTGGTGTCGGCTGTTCAAGAGTTTGCAGAACAACCCTGCATAAAAAATATAAGTCATTTAAACACTTATCTCGCCACCAGTCTATGTTTTTTAAATTATCAAGACCCATTTTCTTCTTGCAAAACAGGTAATTGTTTTACTTCTTCAACATCAATTACCTCTGCATCAACCAATGCTTTAGTGAATTCTGGAGTGAATACAATTGTAATCTGATTTGGTTTCGTATTAACTCCAGACTCTTCTCTACCACCTTCAAAGCCAGCTAATTTTAAACATCTATCCAAATACATTCCCCTATTAAAATAATCGGGGTCAGCATCTTGAATTATAGTTCCTTTAGCAGAAAATCTTTTAGGATGATTTGCGTCTAATCCTTCTCTTAATTTTCTGGCTATAAGTTCAGAAGTTATCCCTTCTTTTTCAAGACACTTTAAAATCGCTTCCCTTACAGCTTCCTTCCGCATTAAGACAGAACCATAACATCTATCAGCATATCCAGCAGAAAGAGCTGATTGAGTAATGTTCCCTGTTTGAACTACCCTTTTTACAAACCTTTTTTCTCTGGCTGTAAGGAGATTCTTTGGCTTTGATTTAGTGTATTTTCTTTTTTTAGTCTTAGGTTCTTCTGTCATATAATTTTTCTAATTAGCACCACTGCCCCCACCTGCAAGTGGCTATCCCGCCCGTCTTACAAACTTTGCGTCTATACGCACAGGCACTTACCCCTGCTCTCCCATTATATATATATTATAACATATTTTTTCACTTTTGTCAAGTCTTTTTAGGAATTAAAGTAAAGTTTATGAAGAATTGCATCTATTATTCCAATATCTATACCTTGATAAAACTCTTTTTTTTCATCGTCAGATAAAAGATTGACGGTTGATAAAACTTCATTATAGATATGCTTTCTTAATTCAATAGCCATCTCATTAGTAAAATATTTTTTAGTTGTATTATAACCTATATCAAAACCAGCATTAAATAAATCACTTTTTTTGCTCATTCTATCATCCATTTTTTGTGTTCAATCGACTACTTTTTGTATTCATTAAAAACAATTCTTTTTCACCAGCTCTTCTCATTATAAGCCCAGTAAGTTTTTTTCCATTAGACCAAACCCATTTCATAAATTCTTCAGCTACAATAGCATCAGGTTCTCCAGCATTTAATTTTTTAAGAAGAGTAGATTTATAAAAATTATTAGCACCAATATTATAAACAAAATCATAAAGAGCAGTTAATTGATAATCAGTTAATTTGTTATAAATATTAGAATTAGTTATTCCCTTTTTAACCTGCTTAACAACTTCTCTTAAATCATTTTCTAATAATTTAAGCCCTTCTTGTTTGCTTAAAGGAACTGAAAAAGATTCCCCTTCCTTAACTAAATGACCATACCCAATAGTTTTATACCCACCAGGACAGTGATAAATATTGTCTCTAAAGCCTTCCATATCCATGATAACTTCTATCGCCATAAGAAAAGCCGTCTTTTCTTTTTCTTGATTACTAATCTTTTTTGTCATTTTTTATTTCGTCATGTTTTTGAGGACAAAAAATAAGAATTTCGTGAGATTGCTTGATGTGATTTGTATTTTTTATTTTTCTATTTAGTCCAATTCTGGTTTCCCCTTGTCCCATTGTATATTGC